TCTAGGGAGCTTATCATGAACTCTACACGAATTGCCGATAAGATCGACAACTGGCAAAAGCTGGAACTCACTCCGCGTTCCCGCTCAGACTTCTTTGCTGATGCTGCTAGGATTCGTTTTGGCGATGCCACACATAGCGATCTAATTCGCGAAGTTTCTCAACCCCGTCGAGAAGATGATCGAAAAACAGATCTTTGGACTACTTTTAATGTGGCCCAAGAGAACATTATCAGGGGCGGTTATGTGAATGGTGGCACCCGCCGCATGGTTCGTCCGATTACTAATATTCAAAAAGATGTTAAATTTAACTCGCAGTTGTGGGATTTGGCTAGTACATATAGTGAGAGCGCAGTAGCTCTTAATTAGAGAAAAGAGGAGGGAGGGGAAAGACTCCCCCTCCCTTTATCCCAATATGTATGACAACTTCTCGTTTCAGCAACCTCTTCATGAAGAACCAGACGGTACTTATATAACTGTTGGGCAGTTGCAATTTTTTCTTAATCGGAAAGACGGTGAAGAAAAATTTAAAACCTCAGATGCAGAGTTTATTGAATATTATAATCTGTGCAGGGTATATAATGTAGTATCTAAAATCATGGAAGATGATGAAGATGCTGCTATAATGTTTTGGGATGAAAAGAAACAACTTGTTTCTTTAGGCTTCCCAGAGGATGGAGAGGTCGCGGACACTCTTTCTAAAGTTGAAAAACACTCTACGTTTCACAAAAAAGAAAAAGATGGAGATGAATTTGGATTATTTGAGGAGACACCCTGGAATGAAGATTAATGGGTAAAACTTACCGTTATGATAACGAGTGGGGACGTAGACCCCCTAAGCGTAGGAAAGTTAAAAGACAAAGAGGAAATAAAAAGGTTCCTCTTAATAATGACTCTAACCAACTCGCTTCCGATGAGTTAAAAATAGAAGCATATGAAGAAGAACTCTACACACGATATTCCAAAAAAGATTCTGGCGGCTTTTGATCCTGTAGTACCATGTTCATGGTTGCCTGATCATGAAGTAAGACTTAGTGAGTATAATGCTATGAATAC